CATATTTAGAAATTTCCCAATGATTTCATCATTCCATCCCAACTTCAAAAACCTCACGGGTAAACGCTTTGGTCGCTGGACGGTTCTATCCCATGTTCCTACGGGTAGGAAAGGATCTTCAACTTGGAGGTGCCAGTGTGACTGTGGACGCATCAAGCAGAACGTGTTCTATACCGCTTTAACAACGGGTAAGTCGCTTTCCTGTGGATGCCTTAGAACTGATCTGCTGCGCGGTAAAGCAGTGGATGTGAAGCCGGAAAGCCCAACTGCTGTTGAAGAGCCTATTGGCGATTTGGCTGAGCTTGAGGCGATGCTGACTGATTCCAAGAAGCCTGTGGTATCTGAGGCTAAAAAACTCACCCTCAACGATCAACGTCTGTGGCGCTGCATTGCTCGTTGCCGGGTCAAGGGACTCACCTACAAGGGTCAGAAGCCAACGGATTTCTACGTCAAGCTAGCGATGAAGGATGAGCTTGCGATTTGGCTGAGAGGATAAATATCTTATTGTATTTGTTGCATCGACAGAATCGGTGTGCGATGGTCTGGTGAAGATATGAAATTAACAGAACAAGAAAAACGAATCAAGCTGGCTGAGGCTCAAGGCTTAACTGGTTGGGAAGAGGCTCGATGCTTACCCGACTACTTCAACGACCTCAACGCGGTGCATGAGTTGGAGCAACAAACATGGTCTAAGGAGTGTAATCTTAGAGACGATTTTTGTGATCATTTGGCTTTAATCATTGACCCTGTGCATGGTTATAGGGGTCTTAAAGCTATAGATGCACTACAAGCAAACGCAGCCCAACGTGCCGAAGCTCTTGGCAAAACCCTCAACCTCTGGTAAAATATGAGAAACATAAACCTCCCAAAAACTAAAATCTACATCCGCTGTGACGCCTTCGGTGGTCCAGAAAACGAATTTGAACCCGCTTGGCTTGTATCTGTTCGAGCGATGCGTAACCGTCCATTCTGCTTCCAGGCATGGGTGGAGAAATACGCCGCCTGCTTCGACAAGGTGCCGCCGCAGTGCGTCTATTGGTATGAGCCGGAAGACGATCACAAAGCACTCCCGCTGCACAAAATCCAAATGTGGGAATGCCTGTCTGGTTCCATCGAGCTTTGGCGCAAGGATCAACTATCCGATGTGCCAGTTTTGGTCAACCTTGGCAAAGGTAATCCACCAATCGGCGGACATTACTGGTTCACTCTCGACTACTTGCCCGAAGGTCAAGCTAGCGGCATCCTCGACGTGGGCGATGCAGAGCTTCTTGAAGAGCACAAGGAGGGCAACGTCATCAAATTATCCAACGGGCAAATTGCCATCTACCCAAACAACCGCATTAAGTGGATGCCGATGTCGCTGACTGGCAAAGACGCAGCCGCAACTATTCCGCCCTGGAACGTGGCTACTAACGCTCAGTGGGACGAATGGTGGTCTGATTCAGACGAGATCCTTGGTGACGCCAAATGGGCTTATTGAGGTAACAAAAATAAATAACCTGAAATGAAGACCAATAGCGCCTTGATTCGGCTTCCGAATGATGTGGCCCGATGTGATGGCGCAGGCTTCAATGAAGACGGCAGTTGGAACTGGCGCGAAGGATGTGAGACGTGTTTACGCCGAACCGCTCCACGCGGAGATATGATGCTAATATCGTTCATCCATCCGCCTGCGATTGTCGCTTTCGAGTGCGAGTTCCTCATTGAGCCAGACAGCAATCATCCAAACCTAACACCTTAATGGGACGCTCACCAAAATCACTTATCAACGAAACCTTCGGCAGCTTGATCGTTGTCGAACTTGTATCTCGTAACACTCATGGCAATAGCCGATGGCTGTGCCAATGCGAGTGCGGCAACAAGACCGAGGTATATTATCAAAATCTCACCTCTGGCAGTGTGCAGTCCTGTGGTTGCTTACCCAAGGGAAGGAAGTCTGGTTCTAAGAATAAAAACAAGCAATGATCATGAATACCAAAACACCAACCGACTGCCCACAATCCCTCTTAGACGCTGCAAAGCAGATTGTTGATGAGCGCGGTAAGGACTACGGAGACAACCAAAAGAGCTTTGAGCGTATCGCCAAGTTCTGGAGCGCCTACAAAAGCGTGGATATCACTCCAAAGGACGTAGCTGCCATGATGATCCTCCTGAAGATCAGCAGGTGGGTAACGAGCGATAAACCTGACACGCTGCTGGATATTGTTGGGTATGCGGAGTGTGCAGCGAAACTTAACAAAGCTGAATAATATTTGGGCTATGCGGTCCTGATGCCAGACTTTGGGAGGGGAAGATGTGAAAAAGTGTAAAAGTCGAGCACATGCAGAAAACAGGCTGTAAACCATTGATGATCAATGAGAAAAGCGCGTAAAGCTAACATAATAGAATAGACAAGTGGTTAACACAATTCAAGATAGTTCATGTTGACTCTTAACTAGAACTAACGCATTATTAGCCATGTCATTCATCAAGGCACACTGCGAATTAGTCACTTCCTCAGTATGGGAGGGTCCATATCACCAAAGGATTGCGTGGATGGCATTGATGGTGACTTGTAAAACTAACGGCATTAGCCCGATTACCGAGGCGTCTCTTTACCGGGTGGCAAATATCACCAAGGAGGAAGCGGATGACGCAATTCTAGCTTTTACATCACCAGACCCAAAGTCTCGCACACCAGATAATGAAGGGAGACGTATCGAGCGAGTCAGCGGTGGATTCAAAATCCTGAATTATTTTCAGTATCGAGATATAAGGACTCCTGAACAAAAAAACGCCTACATGCGCGATTACATGAAAAAGTATCGCAAGCAGAAAAAGGATAACCTTTCATGGGAAGAGGTTTACAAGATGGAGGCTGACGACGCTATGACGCTTCCAATACCTGGTGAGTTTGATGCCTCAGTCGAGGCTGCAATAATCGACTTTCTCAATATGCGCTATGAGCTAGCGACAGCACCAAAGCGTAAGCAGGATCGAGTTCGTTTCTCTGCCTCCATGGCAAAAGCCCTTTTTGACGAAACCCGTGTAGCACTCATAACTCTAACGGCAGCCGAAGTGGCAGCTAAACTGCGTAATACAGCAATCAGCGGATATCGTTCGCCGCGCTTCAACTCGATCTACCGATGAATATTCCAGAAACATTCAGGTTACCAGCAGAAGCTATGGCTGCTAGAAGACTAACTGGGATAACAGACGACAGCCAGCGCCAAAAGATCATCAATGAGATTTCGGAAGATGAGTGGAAGATCGACAGAATTGAATGGCGCAACTGGATGGATATGATGCGAGGTAAATTTGCTAGAATACATACAACACCACAAGAACGAGTGAAAATCACTCTTGCAACATATCGCAAAAAGACATAAGCTATCAATTATATGGAAAAGAAGTTTTCTAAAACGATCAAGAATCCTGATACTGGCCGTGAAAAGACGGTGAAATACGGCCAAAAAGGCAGCAAAATTGGCCCTATTGGCAGCAAGCGTGCTGATGCGTATTGTGCTCGCAGCAACAATATTGCAGGCGATTGGCGCTCCGATCCAAATTCGCCCAATTCATTGTCGCGTAAAAAATGGGGATGCTCAGGTGCTAAAAGCGTAAAGAAGAAGTAACACCATGAATACTGAAACAATCTGGATGTCAGTCATTCTTATTTGCATTTTATTGGTCAAATGCCTGACTGAAATTGGAAAACATAATCTCAATCTACCATGAAAGACTCCTGCTACAAAAAAGTCAAAGCAAGCTACGACGTGTTTCCATCGGCTCGCGCTTCTCAAGCTATTGCTAAGTGCCGCAAGGAAAGTGGCAATGTTCGCAAGACTGAAGCTGGCTCCAATCTCAAGCGATGGGAGAAGGAAAACTGGAAAGACCAACGCACTGGCAAACCTTGCGGATCAGGTGGTGATAACGAGTATTGCCGACCAACGAAGCGAGTTTCATCCGATACGCCTAAAACGGCTAGCGAATTGGGACGCAATAAAGTTCAGACCAAGATGCGCGAGAAAGCCCGTGTTGGCATGGGCGCTAAAGTCAGTGCAGCTAAGTAACAATTTGCCCGCCGTGCCTGTGCTGGCCGAAGTACCTCGCCAAATCGGATTGGTAATTACCGACGAGAAAGTAGTGGTGGAAAAGCGCAAGAGAGCACACAACTTATGTGAAGAGGCTCAGCCTCGGATCGAGACTCTTGCGTCGGCGGGCAGCTAATTTCAATATATCAATATGGACGAAATGACAAAATCTCACAAGTGCCGAGTCAGGCATGGAGACTATCAGTTTATTAAAGGATCAGTCCTTGATATTGGCTGTGGTCCAGACGCCATCAAACTTGATCTACCATCAACTGTTCGAGGTTGGGACTTGCCTGATGGAGATGCGCAATATCTGACTGGCGTTGCTGACAAGTCGTTTGATTGTGTAGTGAGCGCTCATTGCCTGGAGCACATGAACGATCCAGAAGTAGCTCTTCAAAACTGGAGCCGAGTTCTCAAGGAGGGCGGATATGTGTACATTCTAGTTCCGCTCTACAGTGCTTATGAAAAGTTCCGCGACTTCCGCTTTGGCAGTTCTCATCAAGCACGATTCAATCCAGATCACAAAACATCATGGGATATTGTCAGTGTGGACAAGCCGATGAACCACGATCACTACGACTACAAGCGCATCGTTCAAATGGGCAAGGATGCTGGATTACACCTTGTTGATCTACGTATGGAGCTAGACGGATTTCATTGGGACAAGTGGAACGATCCTGATTTTGACTCGACTATGCACGGTGGCCTCTCCCAACTTTGCATTATTTACCAGAAAATATGACATCACTGCTACCAGTAGTCCTCAACATAGCGCCTCATGAAAAACGTCAGGCTGAACGCTTGGTGCAATACCTGAGGGAGCTAGATGGAACCGAGGTAATCACGATGTCGTTTCAAGACCCTCCTGGTATGCGTTATCCAGAGGTGGCAAACTTAGCGTTCAAGCAGTGCGCTAAAGCGATGCGTGGTAAGGCTTTTATGTGGATTGAGTGTGACTCTATTCCGATTAAAAAAGGATGGCTCAAAGCGATCACTGATGAGTATGTGAAGCAGGACAAGCCGTATCTTTATCCAAAGACTCGCAATCCGCCGTTTGATAACTTTACAGGCATTGGCGTACAAGGACCGGACGCATACGAGCAAGCTCCAGTTGGATATACCACGGGCGGATTTGACGAGTGGATTTCTACCAATTTTCCAGATCAAATTGGACTCACTGATTTGATTCAACACTCGTATGGCTTCTATGATTCTAGGGGTGATGCCACACTCCACGAGTTCCCGCGTGATTTGCATATTCTGCGAGATGATTCTGTGATCTTCCACAAAGATAACGCTCAGAGTTTAATCGACCACATCATGCCATCCATGAAGCGTGATGAGATTATTGGAGTCTCTGGAGTTGGTGATTTGGGGGATGCGGTGGTGAGCTTAGCAACACTTAAGCACCACGGCGGCATGTTCGATTATTACGCCCGCGACAATGGATCAACCAAGGGCTTTGTTGCAAGACTGCCGCTAATCAGGCCACTGATCGAATCACAGCCATATATCAACGCTGTAAAAATCTGGAAGCGAGATCCTATTGCTTGGGCATCAGAAGGCTTCAGGCCAAGTTGGCATGACAAAAGACGCAATCTGGCTACCTGCCATGCTCAGCATGCTCTTGACACGCACTTCATCGACACGCTACCAGACATGAGCAAGCCGTGGCTGACAGTTGAGCAAAACAAGAAGTTCAACGGCCTCATAGTCATCAATCGCAGTCCTCGCTACAATAATCCACATTTTCCATGGAGAGAGGTAGTTGAACACTATGGAAATCTTTTGTGCTTCATTGGATTGCCGCAGGAGCACGCTGATTTTGAGTATCATTTTGGCAAGGTTCGCTACATCGTCACACACGATATGCTGGAAGTTGCACAGGCGATTGCCGGAAGTGATTTGTTTATCGGCAACCAAAGCTCGTGTATGACAATTGCCGAAGGATTGAAACATCATCGAATTCTTGAGGGATCACTCCTCATTCCAGACTGCATTTATCCAAATGCACATAACGCTCAGTATGTCTTTGATGGAACAGTGACTCTGCCAGCAGTCGCTCATGTTCCAGAAAAAAACCTCAAGTCTAATGTTATTCATTGGTCAAACTTCGACACAACGATTGTTCCCAAGGTTGGACGTGGATATGGTTGGATCTATGACCATGGCGGCAAGCGGATTCAAGAAGGCACCGTGAGAAAGGTGGCATCCCAGGTATCCAAGTTACTTGGAATCAGCCATGAGCAGGCCGAAGCAGAGGTTGTTAAAGCCACCGTTAAAGCTGCGCCAAACTCTTTTAGTGGCAATCTGCGCATGTCAAACATGACTGCTGCAATGGATGCTCTTCGTGAGAATGGCTATACAGATCATCCAATCTTTACTCTCACGAGTGGAAATATTGGAGATTTGCTTTGAAATTCTATTTGACCACTTTCAATCAAACCCTTATAACCAAGAAAT